TTCAGCCATCCAGCTACTATTAACAGCATCTTGCACCCAGCTTAATGTAAGTGGATTAGCAGGTAATAATAGTTGGCTGCTGATATTATCGCCGCCTTTAGTTTTTTGTGCGCCACGGTAAACAAAAGGCAATAGGTTCCAGGTTTGCCCATCAAATGAAACGGCACCTTCTGTAAAGAAGTTTTGCCATCGCTGTACTGCACCTGTTGGCGCTGTAAAAGTAACAAAATTACCGATTACAAATAAACTCATCGTAAACCTACCTGTCTGCGGTAAGCAGGTGAATTACGCATCTGTGATGATACCTGAGCAGCACCAGCCTTAGCACCTGCGGAAGCGGCACGCTTCTCTGTCAGCATCATGGCTGCCTGCAACTGTTCAGTGCTGACATAATCTTGCCCCAGGAACCGTGTCGTTTCGAAGCTCATTGATAGTACAGGAGTTGCTGCCTCGCCAGCGCCCATTGCATCGCTGCCACTGTTGCCGCCGCCGCTACCGCCTTGGCGTTGATAACGCGCCATTGCTGCTGCCGTAGCATCCGCTGGGACGATAGTACCCGAAGTGCGTGGCACGAATAACTCAGGGCCTTTCTCGCCGACCAGTGATGCCTTGCCAACTGGTGGGTTGCCACCTTCGGCAAAGCCTGGGATGCTCATGCCCCCAAAAGCTGTGCCGGTGCCAGCGCTAAAAATAGAACTTGAGGCTGCACCACCATAAGTACTGCCCCCAGCGATAGCACTGCTTCCACCACCGAACAGTCCAGCTAGTGATTTTGCTATTGCGATTGCAGTATAAGTAGCAATCATCTTTGTACCTTCCTGCATTAAAATGTCGCCTATAGATTTAAGGAAATCAGCAAATACTTGTTGCGCTGTTGTTGTGCCTTCAACTAAACCTTGAACGCCTTTTGTCAATGAATTACCAACAGCATCACCAATGCCTTGCGATACACGAACAGCTACAGATTCAAGATCGTTTAGTTGTGTTTGGGCAGATGCAATGAATTGCTGTATTGGCGATGAGGCCGCAACGGTGGCTGCGGTATAAGTTTGAATTGCAACAGCAGCGGCTTCGGCTGCCGTTTTTATGCCGTCAGTGGCTTGCGCATATTGGCCTTGCGTCATGGTGCCAGCAGCTAATAATTCATTAAAAGGTTGCAACCTGTCATTCAATTGTTGTCTTACTTCTAATAGTTTTAGCTCACCTTCTATCAGCTCAGGCTTAACGCCTTCCATCTGTAACCGATTGCGTAATGTAAGTGCTTCTGATTGCAATCCTAATTGTGCTGTTTGCTCTCTAAAGGCAGATGTACTGGCTAAAATTCCTGCTGCTAAGTCTACCGCTTGAAATGATTTTGCTTGTGATTTAAGTAGTGCGAGCTGTTGTGTTAAACCTTGAATTTCTGCTTTTGTTTGATCTACATTCTCGCCAGGTACGCCGCCTACTCCGCCTCCCATTGCTGTATTTGGTCTTACAAAATATCCACCTTTAAAGGAATTCAGATCAGGATAATTACCTGCTTTACGCCCGCGACTACTGGATTGATGGAATACATTTTGGCCGCCAGTATACACGCCCACATGTGGGGTATCACCAGGTCTGCCAGTTGCAAGTATATCTCCAGGTTTAATTTTATTAAAATCAGTCATCACAGTGCCAGCTTTGCGTACCGTATCAGCCCACGCAGTAACGCCTGGTAAAGTAATTCCAAGTGAGCCATAAAATGCTTTTACTGATTCTGAGCACATATTCGCAACCCCAGTAAATTTACTGGCTGCTTGGGCTGCTGTATTAAGTTGGCTAGTACTAAACCCACCACCGCCACCATCAACGGTAGTAGATTGCACTTGATTCATCCTTGTACCTGACTGCAATCTTTGTTGCGCGTCTTTGATTTTGTTTTCTAATTCTTTAATCTGTGCATCAAATGCTGATGAGCCCAATACTGCTGACTGTATTATGCCTGCTTGTTCTCTAGCTACGCCAGTAAATTTATTTACAAAGTTATCAAGTTCTTTTTCTTGCAATTGGCGTTGCAGGTCATAGCGTAATTTATCAAGATCAACTTGATTTCTAAATACTTGACCATCAATTTGCATTTGGTATTGTGCTGAATCCATGGCTAATTTATCAGCTAATTTTGCTGCCTTTTCTGCCTCTCGGGCTGCTTTATCTTTGCCGTTTTTGCCTTTCTCATCTAATAACGCAGGAATTTCAAGATCTTTCTTTACTTGTGTTTGTGCGCTTTCTACTTGTTTTAAAGCTTTTAGATTTGCATCAATTTTTTGCAGAATTACACCTTGTAATGTGACAGCTTTGGACGCATTAACATCTTCTGATCCTATATTTTGCAATACTGCCGAATATTGCTTAAGTACTTGTAAATTTTGATTAATACCAACTTTGTTTTTTTGGCTACTAACCTGACCTACGCCTTTTGTAATTCTATCGACCGCTTCACTTGAGGCACCAACATTTAAAGAAGCTTTTGCGCCCGCAATGTTTCTTGCAAATCCACCGCCACGACCTGCTGCAATTGCATTATTTATGGCATCAATAACAATAATTGCTTGATTAAAGATTTCTTTTAAAGCAGGACTAAGAACTTCTCCTACCCTCCTGGCTAATGATTCGACATTGTCAATTAATGTACTAAATTTGCCGTTAAGTGTATCACTTTGTGCAATAGCGCCATTGGCATATTTACCTCCAGCATTAGTTAATCTTATTATCGCAACTTCAACAGCTTCTGCACTTATGCGCCCTTTGGCTAATGCTTCTTGTAATTTTTGCCCTGATAACCCATACATCTTTTGCAGTTCACCCTGCAAAGCAATGCCGCGTTCTTGAAACTGCAATAGCTCTTCGCCTTGTAATCGGCCTTTAGCTTGTACTTGACCATATGCAGTAACCAGCCCGCTTAATTCAGCGCCTGTTGCACCAGAAACATCAGCTAATCGTTTTGTAGTTTCAACAACTTTATCCGCTTCAACTCCAAATGCTTGTAGCCTTTTAGCCGAATCAATTAACTCAGTGCTGGTAAAAGGAGTTACAGCACCAAGTTGCTGCAATTCTTGAATAATTTGCTTTGCTTTTGTTGCGCTACCTGTTAATACTTCTAAACTACGCGTTTGACTTTCAAGCTCAGCAGTTTTTACAAATACAAATTTTGCAGCTTGCATTACACCAAGTGCAATAGCAAGTTTACCAACTGTAGAAAGTAAGCCTGAAACAGATTTGTCGGCTGCTTGTGAGCCTTGTTGCACCGCACGTAGCTGCTGCGTTGCGCCAGTAGCGTTTACCTGAATATCGACAACCGAAACAGCCATAGCAGCGACTCCCTACGTGTACAGTCTACCGGCGGTTTTTTGCTTTTTCCATTTCTTCACGCTCACGCTTGCCTTTTAGCTCATAATATGCTGCAAAATGTACAAACTCTGCATCTGTTAATTCCTGCCGCAACTGGCTTATTGTTTTTCCTAGTTCCGTAGCTAAGAAAAATTCAAAATAAAGCCAATTGTCAGCCTCTAACCTTTTTTTGCTTCTTCAATCGTTCCGGCTTCACCTATACCAAAAAGGAATAATTCTAAATCATTAAGCACAGTTTCTGGTAATTCACGTTGAAGTTTAGCTGCGTCTGCCGCAGCAAATGCTTTAGTGCCGTCTTCTAGCTCAGCAATATGGCATAGCATTTGAGTGCTAACTTCTAGTGCTTCTTCAGAATTGGCTAAATTAGTTGCACGTTTGCGATCTGCTCTTGTGATTGGTTTAAAAAACAAAGATAGCACTTTTGCGCCATCATTATTTTTTACATCAAACCGGCGCCGTTGGTTTAGATCAAAAGCACCGATGAGAATATCAATGGTGCGTGGTGTGGATGCCATTGTTATCAGATGCCCAGGGTGATAGATCCATTCATGGTGAAGCTGACGGTCACCACTTCAAGCTCCCCTACGGTAGCACTATATTCAGTAGAAGTAATAACAATCGAGCCGACAATTTTTTTGCCGCCTGACTCGTCCAGATAAAGCTCTACCGATGCATTACCTTCATCAGTAGCAGTATTGATATCTCTGATCAGATCAAGCTTATCACCGGCGCTAGGCGCGTCATACATTACCTCCATGCTGCCAGATCCTGCAATTAATCCGCCGACATTAGCCTTATGGGTTGCACCTTGAGATGTAGTTTCAAGTACATCCTTCTCTACAGTCATCGACCATGATCGCACAGCAGCAATTTCAAGCATACCGCCGCTGGAGTCTTTATCAAAAAAGACCGTACCTTGTTCACCGCGAAAAAAAGCCATAATTAAATGCTCAGAGTGATTGCACCACTCGTAACAAAGTTACAAGTAATAACTTCAAGTTCCCCAACTGTAGCTGAATATTCAGCAGAAGTAATCAAGCCAGCAAAAGTAATCTTTTTAGTGCCGGTTGTATCTAAAAACAATTCAAACGATGCAGTGCCAGCGTCTGTAGCGGTATTAGCCGCTTCAATGAAAACATTAGTTTCATCAGAACTGCTGCCGGTATATATCACTTCAACAGTGCCAGATCCTGCAATCAAGCCGCCAACATTAGCTTTGTAAGTTGCCCCGAGTGTAGTGCTCTCAAGCACGTCTTTTTCTACAGTCATCGACCATGACCGGGTAGAGGTAATTGCAGCAGCACTCACACCGGCATCGTCAAATTTGACAGATCCCTGTTCACCGCGAAAAAAGGCCATAGCTAAAGATCCTCGAAGGTTTCAAAGGTTAAACGAACCTGTGTTTGAAAATACCCCTCGGGGGATGGCGGTGCCATTACCTCTGGGCCGGTTGGTGCATCGAAAATAACTCCCGATACCTTGCTT